GTACGCACGCCCTCTAAAAAAACGCGCTCATTACGCGAACCCTTCTTACTGTTACAGCTCTTGCAAGCAATCCTCATGTTCGATTCATCTATCGCAAGCTCTGGACTCTTGCTAACTGGGATGATGTGATCGATGGTAAGCCCGTTACCATCTTGCCCTTCATGTCCACAGTAGTAACACACATAACCATCTCTGGCTAATACTCGAAGGCGTACCTCTCGATACTTCCTTGATAGTCGAGGATCGCCTTTCTTTGTTGGCATTATTGCCATCCCTTACGCTGTAAGTGTGCTAATGCTGCACAATAGTTAGGCTCATCATAGCGTGTTACTCCGTATCTATGGCTCACATACTTCCAATACCAGTAGAACTGGTAATCGTATGGTGCGCCTTTAAGACTAACACTTCTGCCTTGATAGTAACCATAATGTGATCCATTAACTGCATCTATTCGATTACTACTTTCAAGGAATGTAATTCGATTATGACAAGATTCTTGTTTTTCAGTTAATTGGTAATCAGCTAATGAGAATATGTTGTTATATCGAACTTGTGAAATACCATCTGCAGGGCTCGCCCCGAAAGACAAAAGTCCCACCAATGCGATGGCGACCCCCCGAGCTACCCGCTTAAGCGGCTCGGGGTAAGCCCCTGATGGGCTTTCGCCTGAGAGCATACTGCATGTGTCAAGAGGATGAACCATATTAAATTACCCCAATCTGGACATATTGCTATGTGTGATATTGGTCTCATTATTTATCTGTTGAATAGAATCCTGAACCCTTAAATATAACTGAAGGTACAGAGCTATAAACCTTCCGCATAGACTCACCGCAAAATGGGCAATCTAAATCGTGTGGCTCTGCAATTTTGTATTCTTTTTCATATCGAGCATTGGCTTCGCATCGTTCGTTATTGCACTCAAACTCATAGATTGGCATTACTTACAGCTCCTGCATGGCACATTAACCAACTTCCACGATCCACATTGTGTGCATCTTTCAGGTTCTAATTGTACCGAGTCAGTCTGAATATCTCCGTAAATTGGTAGAAGTAGTTGCACCAAGTCACCAAGCCGCATGAAAGCAAGATACTCGGAAGCATCTTCACCCTGTCCATTCATACGACACACCACGAAAGGCAGCTCTTTGCCACCTGCTCGCTTGGTTGCTTGGCGCAACCACTCCAATGGCTGGAACGCCGATCTAGCTTTAACCTCAACGTCGAACGGGACGTTGGTTATATCTTTCCCAGCCCCTCGACCAACACCTGCGCTTCTCCACCATTGCGAGAGATAGGCTGCAACCACTCGCTCAGTACGCAGACCTCGGTCTTTTCTGTGTCGTGTCATGCACGTCCAGCAGAATTAACTGTGCCACATGCTTCGCATGTCCATTCATGTTTAAGATACCTTTGACGAATCTGTTGATAGTTGGGGAACTTGTTACACATCTGGCATATCAACATATAACCCAGTTCTTCGAGCATCTTTGCATTCTCACGCAGATTGGCTTCTTGCTCAGGCGTTGGAAATGACTCCCATTCGCCATCTTGATTGAGAAACTGTATGTGACCCATTAGCGTTTCACCCATTCTACGGCTTTGCAAGAATCGCACTCAATATAAATCTTTTCGAAGTCCATGCGAATAGTTAATTTTTTACCATCGCAATTAAAACATTCCCAATGCCTTTTCATCGCTTCACCTGTGGCTTCCATTGACCTGTTGCCTTGTCAATTTCATACCAGACTGGATCACAATAATTGCTGGTTCCATGAGGCGGGTTACATCTGAAGCAACCCCATGGTTGCCCGTTCTTTTTCGTCCCAGTCTTCCAGACCATCTCGCCATGCTGACAACGCGGTAAATCCTTCTCCGTTGTGCCACCAAGAATCTCCTTGACTGTCTCGACGGCTTGTTCCATAGTCGCTGCTGGTGCTGCTTCCCATTGTGTCCATGGATCATCTTCCTTTGCTACTGGCACATATTGTTCTGAAGTCTGAGCCATCTTCTGTTTAACTTCCTGAATCTTCTCAGCCACTTCGACCTTAGCTGCAACCTTAGTCATTTCTTCGCGACTGGCTCTTTTAGAGGGGTCTCCTTTAGGGCTGTAGCCCGCATTCGCAAGACTGCGCGCCAAAGCCGAAGTTTCCGCGTTTTCAAGAGCAGAAGTAGCATTGACTCCACGACCCGAAATCGTCTCTTCCGCGAGCCCAGAAGCCCAAGGGTATTGATCAGCTTCAGTTCTGTAGATAAAAGCCTGAACGATAAAGCGAGTAGCACTCGCCTCAATAAGTTTCGTGTCAATTCTTCCATCTGGGTGTTCCTTCCAAAATAATTCGAGTCTTTCTGCACAAGTCTGATATTCAGATAAATTAAACATAAAGTTCATTCTCCTCTGTATGCAGTTGTCCTGCTATTGCAACATACGCTGCGAGATCGAGGTAAGTGTCATTGCTTGGAGTTTCCATGCTTCTTGCGACTTTGACCAATGCCATACACATCGCAACCTGATAGTCAGTAATTGGCATTTCGAGGTATGCGCTCCAAAGTGCGGCTGTTCGCTGCATATTGTCGCTTGGGTGTCCGTACACCATTCCTCTTTGCTGGATGGTTGCTTTTGCTGAATCAAGGTACTCACTAGCTCTCACTTTCCCACCTGCTTAAACTGGCGTTCCAACTTCTCATAGTGATAGCGAACTGCCTTACGCCCATCCACATAGCCAGTTGCGTAGCCAGATTTATAGCCTAACCACAACATTAAGACGCATACTGCAAAGGTAATCATTTGTGCGATTGTCATGAGTTTCTCGCAATCTTGTCGATTGCCTTGTTGACTGTTTTTGCAGTCATAATAATGTCGCGGAATGCTGCTTCATTCCATTTTGTTCCTGTAAAGGTTGTGTCACAAGCTTGCATAATGGCAACTGCTCGATCGGCTGTTACGTCTAAATATTCAACCATAACTTCGGCTGGTGTCATTTTTGTCTTCATTTTGAGCCCTTCTGTAGTCGGTATCTCCGCTACAGAAAGAACAATACGCCCTACCTAAGCCGACAACCACCATTTTTAGGTAACAGTTGTATAACGATTTCATCCACAGATTCATCCTCGAGGTCTGGGATGGCGATGCTAACGGACTCGCCCATAAACCTTGCCCTGCACGATAAACGTGCCGTTCTTTTCAATGTTAATGAGATCGACTTGGACATTGCTGCCCTTGACATACATAATGGCGAAGGCTTGCTGCCAGTTAAATGTGCCCTTTGTATAGGCTGCTTGTCTGGTATCCATCAAATGCCCCACCTCAACACCATGCAAAACACGCCCTACACGACCCCCAGAAGCCTCTGTAAACGCCGAACGCCCTGCCCTGTGGGTGTGCCCACTAATGACGTTCTTTCCGTGCCTCCTAGCGGCTTCTAGGGCGCTTAAACCGCCATGTGGCTTGATAGGTGTATGGTCGCCATGAACTGCTATCCAGTTAGGTGCTATCTGCATTGGGTTCTTGTGGAAGGTAATGCCCAGTTCATCGAACTTCATAAACTTCTCGAACCGCAGCTCTGGCAAGGACAAGAAACTAGGGATTTTTTTCATGATGATGTTATAGAGGCGGTCTGTGTGATTTGACCGAATGCAGTCAGTAACGCCTAATTCCCAGAGCAAGTCCACGCAGCGGTCACGATCCTCACCAAGCACCATGTCATAAGCTGCTGGAGTACCTTCCGACCACTTGCTAATGGTCTGGAAATCTATCTCATCGCCAATAGTGACTGTCTGGTCTGGCTTGAACTTCTTAAGAAATGCCGCAATGTTGCGAGTCACATGCTCATCCTCAAAGGGAACCTGTAAATCGCTAAGTATTACGATTCGCTTAATCGTCATCCTCGAATTCGTCAGGGTCTATGCTGCCAATCTTTTCTATTGGCTTGGCTGGCAGTATCCAGTCTGGGTAAGCATCTCTATCCATGACAAGAGCTAAAGCAATGTCGGTAGTGAACCCTGCTTTTCTTAACGCAATCCACATTTCATGGAGACAAATAGCCCAAGCATCAAGGGCGTTATACGTGTCTAGGTCTATGACTTTTTTCTTAGCCATGAGATAAGTGTTACTTACCTAACAACTCGATTATGGTATCGACACGCGCTTCTAGTCGATTTACTTGGTCTTTGATACTGGAACCGCCGTTGGGCTTGAGTTCGGTTAGGTAATGCTTAATCATAAATTGCGTGTATGCAGCAATACCACCAAGAATAGTGCCGACACCCACAAGCAGAGCAACGAAGCCTTCAACTGTCACTTTTTCGGCGTTGCATAACCAAATACGCCAGCAACAACAGCGCCTAGAATTGAACGATAGTCCAATGAGAAATTAGAGGTAGTTCCCCATACAGCTAAGAATGCGCCGATGGAGATAATTGCTGGGTGTTTCATATTCATACGCTGCCGCCTATCATCGGGATATTAAAGAACGAACCATCGTGGTCGCCTTTTTTAGTGAAAGAAATATGGCAATGATGGTTGTGCGGATTGCTTCCCTTATATTTTCTCCAGCGAAAGCCCATTCGAGATGACGCGATTTTGCCGTTAAAGATGACGTAAGCAATTCGCTTATCGCTTCTTGCTGCGAGACGAATCTGGTCTGCAAGATAAGGCATGAGGTCGGGCTCTTTTGTTCCAGATAGATTCCTTGTAATGTCGATTGCCCGAACGATTCCGCTATCAGGGTCTGGTATATGATCAGATTTACCAGCCGCAAGGTGTCTTGCATCCGCGATCCACCCATCGCTGGCTCTAGAGCGGCTTGAAAATGAATCATCCACTTGCTCCCTAAGCTGTTGTCCTGCTTTGCAAAGCAATGGCTTCACAGTCTGCACACTCCCATTGTTTTTTATCATTTAACAGCAAAGCTTCATGCCCACATTCAGGCATTGGAGCAATAAAAGCGTCATCTATCGGATCGTATGTATATCCAATTCCTGCATAGTTATAGCGAATCTTGGCATTGTATGAAGTACGGACACACTTTTGTCCCCTGAATTCGCCATACCAAATTTCGGGTTCTTTGCCTTCAATAAGTTCTGTTTCGTCAACACCAACAATAACTTGAGTCACAATGTTTGAATCATCTAGAAACGCGTAGTGTGCCATTATGCAAAACTCACATTTCCTGTACCAGCAGTGATTGTAGAAACTTTGTAACCACCTGAAGGAGAACCTGTAGTACCAGTCAATCCTGCGCCAATTGTAATTGTGTAAGTATCTGGGTATTTCAAAATAACAATTCCAGACCCACCTGCTGCTCCGTTGTAGTTAAAGTAACCTGCTCCGCCTCCACCACCAGTATTAGCGGTTCCAGCAGTTCCAGCTGCGCTATTGCCACCTGAACCTCCACCACCAGAACCTCCTGAACCTGCTGGCTTAGCAACACCTGAACCTCCACCGCCGCCTGCGCGAGTTACAGAAGAACCTGAAATTGATGAAGCAGAACCTGCACCACCGTTACCTGCTGCGGAAGAAGTTGCCGCTGCTCCTGCTGCTGAAGCACCACCACCACCACCGCCAGTTGTATAAGTCACGCCGTCTGTAGATCCTTGTCCACCAGCATTACCTTGACCTGATGGAGTTGCTGAGCCGCCTGCGCCGTCAGAAGACATACCTCCACCACCAGACCCACCTGCTGCTCCAGAATGAGTGCCGCCACTGGAACCGCCTCGACCACCACCAGTTGAAGTAATTGAAGAATAAACTGAATTGGAACCATTGCTTGCACCGCTACCAGTATCTCCAGCACCACCAGCACCAACTGTTACTGTGTAATTAGTTGATAACAAAGCAGTTAATGAAGCGGTTAAATATCCGCCAGCACCACCGCCAGCACCATAAGCACCACCACCACCACCGCCAGCGATGACAAGATATTCAACGTTTATTCCAGCAGGTGCTGGTTTGCCGTGAATTGCTGTAATGCAATTTAGCATTATGCAATAGCTCCTACTACATACCAAGTGTCAGTTGCAGTCTTGATGCAGACTGCGCTCTTGTATTGGGCAAGTGTTGGCTGTGCTGCTGTTGCACCAGCCGAAAGAACTGTTGTTGTGCCAGCGGTGACTGCCTTGATGGTGCAAGTTCCAGCACCAATGTTAAGGACTGTGATGGCTGTGCCAACTGGGAATGCTACTGAAGCATTGGTTGGGATTGTAAAGTTCACAGCGGTTGCTTTGTTCATAATGACAAGCATTTGGTACTGATCGGCTGATACTGGGGTGTAATCGGCTGTCTGTGTGGTTGTGCTAAAGCTCACCAAGCCATTGACTGTGGCGGCTGTTAAAACGTCTCCTGTGCTTGCTGGAAGCCCCGTAGGTGCCATGATTTTCTCCTAGTATCCCAATGTATTAGTGCCGATTATACCAAAATATGAGCTATTCAATATGAATGCGTCAGCGATTGGTTCGAGTGTTGTTATTTTTGCGGTCATCTTGTTAGGCGTAATGTCCCAACTGATTCCCTGATATTGCAGGTTTTTAACAATGGTGCTGCCATCTGGCTGCACATTGGTAATAAGTAGATTGCTGAAATAGTCCAAGCCAATCATCGTGTCGGTTGGTACTGCTGGATCGAGTAAGTCCACTTCGAGTTCGTCAATGCGTATGGTGGTTTCCTGACGGGTTGCCACATATTCGCGAGCAATGTTCTCCACAATGGCATCGGTTTCTGCCACAAGGTCAGTCTGTGAAATGCTGTGTGGGAAATACTTATTGACTGAATCTGTGTTGGTGACTGTAACTGGGGTTCCGCCAACACGACCAAAAGTTGCTGTGTTAATGATGAGTTTATCGTCAAAGGCATATTTGACATTCTTGTATGGAATGCCGCCCGTCTGGTCGAAGGCGGTTGGCGTGGCAGCTAGAGAAGCCATAACCTGAGCTCTCGACTTAAATACAGCCGTTCCAGAGCCATCCATATAGAAAGCCCCAGTCTCGCTAAATTCTGCATTCTTGATGGCTGCAAGGCTTGTCCGTGTGGTCGCTGGGTCTGCTATGCAAGTGTTGGAACCTGTTGCAATGGTACGCATCGAGGATGGGAATGACACTTGGTCGAGTATCTTGCCAATGCGTGTGCCTGTGTCCTGTCCTGCTGGCGTTGTGGCAATGGTAGCCACGTTAGCCATGTTGAATAGACGAAAGGCATCTTGGCAGACAATATCCACATAACCTGTGTCCTGATTGACTGGATAGGTGTAATTGTATGAAATGACATAACCAGAGAATAAATACTTTTGAGTTGTGGCGGTTGTGGCTGATATACGCACCTTACGCAATGGAACAAGTTTGCCGTAGTAAGGGCTGGATGTGTTTTGTGGGTTGAAATAAGACAATGGATCGAGGACACGAACTGTGCATTGTCCTGCTTCGTATTGGTCGCGCTGGATGTTGCGACCCCTGCTAATCCAGATTTGATAAACGTTAGGAGTTAAATCAACTGTTGGTTCTGGCGAGGTTGAATCGCCCAGCGTGTTAGTTCCCAGAATTCCGTACTTAGGGTCGCCGATAACGAATCCGTTGTAACCAAAGGTTGCACCATTGGAGAAGTCAAAGGAAACCGCTATCTGGGCAGGTAAAGCCATTAGAGACTGAACATTCCTTGAATGCGACCAATCTGGCTAGGTGAACCAGAGAGGCTGCGCCCTTGTGTTGCATCGGCGATTCTGTCAATAAGTTCAGCTTCTCGAATGACGTTGCCTTGAACTGTCACGTTGATAACTGGTTGGGCATATTGCTGAGCTGCCGCTTCATATCGAGCAGATGAAAGTGCCAAAGTTGCTGCTTGGTCGAGTCCTGCGCCTGAAGCAAGTTGATCTAATAAGACTTTGTTAAATGTGCCTTGAATTGCGGCATTGCTTGAAATACTTGGAGAAATTGTCGTAGTACCAATGCCGCCTTGAGAACCAATCGAAACGTTCGACAATGTGCCATTAGGGTTAATGGTTGGAACTTTGAGCGCATTCAACTTATCTTGGAACTGCTTAATCCAATCATCCAAGAAGGCAAACGGGTTTTTAATCTTGGCATCGCCAATAGATAAAAAATACTGGTAAAGCCCGCCTGTGGCATCCTGAGCCATAAGAATTTGCTTAGTTAATTGCTGAGCCAAAACGTCATTTTCGTTTAGCAACGCCAACTGGGCTTCTACGCGGATGCGTTCCTCTGCTGATAACCTGCCTTTAAGAGCTGCGACCAACTGAATCTGCTCAAGGTCAAATACTGTTCCAGCCTTTTTTAGTGCTGCTTGCTTCTTAAGTTCTGCTGTGTTTTTGGTCTGTGCTGCAAGTAATTCTTTGGCGCGCTTCTTAGCTGCTGACTCGGCTGCCGTCTGTTGTGCCATGCGGCGAGCGGTTCCTGCTGGGCTTGCTGAACGATTGGTACTTGGCTTGGTGGATGGCATTCCTGTACCAAATGGATCCATAAGAAAATTTGTGTATCCTTGACGGAATTTGTTGATTGCACCAATAGCAAATCCAAGAGCCAATGTGACCGCGTTCACAGCCTTAGCAATGCTGTCAATAGCGTGAGCCGCATCTTTAGCCTCTGTGCCACCGCCAATGCGAGCAAAGGCATCGACCAAGCCTTTGCCAATGGTTTCCTGTGCGTTCGCTGCTGCCACCGAAAGTATGTCCAACTTGTATGAGGTGCTAGTCAAATACTCATCTGCTGCACCTGCTGAATTCTTAAGCAAAATGCCAAGAATCTCATTGAATGACTTGGACTTAAGTTCTGCCTGTGTGAGTCCAGTATTGTATTTCTTGAGCCCACGAGTAATGCCTACATAACCATTGGCTAGGTCTTGAGCAACCTCAGATAATTCGATTCCACTTGCGCGGCTGATTTGGATAGCATCATTGAGAAGTAACTGGGATTGGGTAAGTGATCCAGTTGTTGTGAGTAAAGCCTGAAACGCTGGGCGCAATTTGTCATCGAGGATTCCTGCGCTGGCTTCTGTGCTGGCAATGAATTCTTTAACCTTCACTTGTGAGAGGCTATAGCCAAGATTGCTAACTGCCGTTGATAGTCGATTAGCAGCTGCTTCATCGGCAGCGAAAGCCTTGACTGATTCCTTACCAAATCGAATGATTGCCGCAGTTGAAACTGTGAGCCCGATTGAGCGACCAAGTTTTTTGATTGTTTTATCAAGGCGAGTCGCAGCCATGTCTGCTTCTCTAAAGGCTTTTTTGCCGACAAATTCGGCTGCTATATCAACTCTTAAATCTGCCATTATTTCTTTGTCCTAGCGTTGAACTTAGCTGCTGCTGATTCGATTGCCTTGATTACTCCTGCTGTTGCTTTGCCTTGATCTTCCTCGAATGCTCGAAATATTGCGCGACCAGTCATTTTTTGCTTGTCGCCTTTTAACTGTCCACCGAGTCGTGGGCTGAAGTTTCCAACTAGCCCAGACTTACGCCCTGCTGTTTCATAAATAGCACCAGCAGCGGACTTGTTAAAGATAGACGCCAAAGCCCTGAAACCTCGTCTATTGGGCTTGCTAGGGCTTGTTTTGTATGAAATACCGCTTTTGACTTGAGCAGCATCATAATAACGATTTGCCCAACGACCTTTGGCGTTTGGTCGTTTCAACCAACCACTCATTATTTCAGCGTTGCTTGGAATATATCCTCGAGCTTGTCGAGTAACTGGCTTAAGAAAAGAAGCCAATTCTTTCGTGGTTTCTTTTGCCAAATCAGGCTCAAACTTTTTCATAGCCTTTCTAAGAGCGAGGACGCCTTGCAGTCTTGTTGGCATCTCGTTGCTCCTTCGCTATGTCCTTCAATACCTGTATATGAGCTTTGAAAGCCATCGGAGAAAGTCCCACGATGCTTTCGAAAGAGACTCCATACTCGTAACTTAATCTAGTTGCGAGATAGGTGAGGGAGTCTCGATCTAGCCTAAAGGGTCGGACTCTAATACCTCAACACTTCTCAGCGTTGCGATAAAGTCCTCGCCAAAAGGCTTGACAGTCTCACCCGAACGTCTAATTGCTTCCCAGCACAACCAATAAATATCAGATTGTTTCTGATCCTCAATGAGTGCCTTGTGGAAACCTTTTTTGGCATATTGCTCAAAGGAATACTCAAGAAGTGGAGTTATTTCAAACTCCTTAACTTCTCCGTCTGCCCTTGTTACTTTAAGTTTTGCCATAGCCCTTTATCTCCTTTTTAGAATGTGCCTGTGGTTGCTACTGCAACTGTACCAGAGACGTTCCAAGTAACTGACTGCATTCCGAGATCGCCGACTGCGCCGTTAATATCGGTTGTGTTGTTCACAAGGCAAGTCATTGTGTAAAGAGGGTTGGTTGCTGAAACTGCTGCTGACTTATCCTGAAGGAATACAACTGTGACGTTTGTTCCCCATGCAGCCTGAAGTGTCTGCAATACATTAGCTGATGCTGTGTCGTTGAGGAAGTCAATAGTTACAGATGATGCTTCCAAGCCTTTGACGAACTTGTGTCCTGAATCGCCCATTGCTGTTACTTCGAGTTCATCGAAGGTGCGGTTGAGTGTCACGCTCTGAACGTGGTCTGAGAGATCGACTGAATTAACCTTAACGCCGACCTTGTTGTTTAGAAATACTGCCATTTAGGTTATTCCTCGTCTTTCTTTGTTGTTGGTTTTGGTGCGGGTGCTGCTGGTGGAAGCTGACCGATTTTCGCTAGGAAGTCGGCTTGTTCCTTTGTCCAATCGTCCATTCGATTAGCTCCATTCCGTTAAAGTGCTTACTGCAATGTCGCAGGTAAGCAAATCGCCTGTTGGTGCATTCAGAACTGCTGGTGCGCTGACTGCATTGACTTGAAAAGATATTGAGGATGCTGCAAGCAACTGGAAAACCCGAACTATGTCATCCTCGATGCCAGCAAGGTTGCCTTGATTATCAAGCAATGGCACAAGAATAGTTATCTTGAAATTAGCCAATGGTGAAATAGTTGAATACTGGTTGTTGTTTGGTGTTAGGTATGGATCAGCAGGGCTGACAATAACGCTGTTGGCAATAGGCGTAGCAGGTGGAAAACTGAACACCGAATATTTGGTGTTATCAGTAAGTGCTGCCGCTATTGTGCTGCGTAGGGTTGTGATGGCTGCCATTAGCCCACCATTGAATTAGGCGCGATGTAAGGCGCAATGAGTCCTCGAATGCGAGCCATAAGTTGATTAGACATTGTGTATGGGCTTGGGCTGAATCCGTCAATGGACACGCCTTGTCCTGTAGGTGCTTGGCGAGCCTGATAAATCGCAACTGCAATCATTAGGCTTGCTTCTTGAATGGCTGAAATGGTTGTGTAATCCACATAAGTATCTGCTGCAACTGTGCCATAAGGGTTGATTGGGTGATAAGTCGCGGGTGTGTTGTTGTTACCCGTAATTGCATAGGTGATTGACTTATCGCCAACGCCTGTGATGGTCTTACTGCCGTTGTGCTTCGATCCACTTCCAGAAATAACAACTGTCTGCCCAACATAAAACACGTCATTGACGTAATCTGCAAAGTATGAAGTGCCTGTGTTGGTTGTATTGCTGTGACCGATTACTGGAGTCGTGTTAGTCCATAGAAAAGGCAACAACACGTCATCAGCAGCATCGCAGACTTCTTGCAATACAGCATCGGTATAGAGCGAACCAATACCAAGTGCTGTGCGAAGTTCCGCAACTGTCGTAATTGACATTTGTTATCCTTTCTAAAGACTAGGGGGACTGCAAGGGCTCTGGCAGCCCCCCTAGCGACTTAGGGCTCGTTCTTAGACGAGGTTATACTTACGAACGCCCTTACCTGACTTAGCAAGGTAGATAGCGAGGTATCCGTAGAGGTTGATTTCTACTTCACCAGATGTAAGTACGTTCACACGAAGTTGTGTGGTTGGTGATTCCCAGACATAAACGCTGGATGGTGCTACGAGGAATGCAGAGTTATCTACAACTCCTGAAGCTGCAATGTTGTGATCCACAATAAGATCAGTTCCAAGAACGTTTCCAACAACTGCTGAAACAGATGTTCCACCTGCTGCATTGGTTGTTGAACCTTGTGCTGAGTAAAGTGGGCGACCTGTTGAGTCTGCGTATCCTGTGATAGCAGCCCATTGGTCTGTTGATGCAACAAGCTTGTTAGCAAAGTCTCCGCCAGTTCCCTTGTACGCGGCTGCGCCTTCTACAGAGATGAATGACTGAAGTCCTGCTGCTGTTGCTGCTGTTGTTGCAGCGGTTGTGCCTGATGAAATGAAAGCGTTGAGAAGTGCTGTATCTGTTGCCTTCTCATAAGCCTTGCGAAGTTCTGCCATGAGCAATTCCATGAATGCAGGTGATGAGCGGTCAATGAGTTCGAATGAAACGCGGTTCAATCCTGAATACTTTGAGATTGAAACTGTGTCATAAGCTGAAGTCATGCCTGTCTCAGATGGTGCTGCGCCTTCACCAGTTGATGCAACTGTTGGAGCAACGTCTGGAGTACCAGCGTTGGTATAAAGACGTGGAACTGTGAATGACATTCCTGAATCTACAAGTGCTGAACGTGTAGCTGCTTCAAATGCTGGGCGACCTGTAAAGGTGTCAGTAATGAATGTGTTGAGGTGCTGTGGGAGTGTTAGTCCTGTGTTGGTTGTTGTTGCGTCATCTGCTGCGCGAACAACGCGGCGTGCATCGTCATCGCCGAGTGCTGCTTTGATATTTGCTTCGAGGTATTGTGCCGATGAAATCGGTGCAACGCGCTCGCGGACATAGTGGGTTGCTGCAACTGTTGGGCGAGCCGCTTCTTCTGCCGCTGCTTCAACTGCTGGAGCTTCTACCGAAGTTGTGGTTTCTTCCACGACTGGCTCGCTTTCTGTTGGTTGGGTTTCAGCAGGGACTTCTGTTTCCTCTGCTGCGATCTCTAGCACCTGCGCTGACTTAAATGCAGGTTCGGTTACTAGAGAAACTTCTCTGAGTTTTGCTGCTGTGACAATTGTGTGTCCATCGCGTGATGGCTGTGATGAAATGATTTCTGCACCGATAGAAAGTCCGGATACAAGACCTTCTTGTGCCATAACAAGTGCATCGTTGCCACCTGTAGAACGTGACAATTTGAATGTTGCATAAATGCCATCTGGTCGAACTGTGGCTGTAACCATGCGACCTACTGGCTTTTTCATGTCGTGTTGGCTAAGCAACTTAATTTTGGTTGGGTCGTTAATTTCGATTGACCCTGCTTCAAATACAACGCCGCCAAGATTGGTATTGCCAACCTCGCCAGTTCCCATTGGGACAATCTTTCCGCTGATTTCGCGGCGATCTTCATTGCATTCGATTGAGGATGCTTCGATGTATAGAGTCTCCATTAGCTGATTCCCTCGCTTCCGTTTGGAGTCAAATCTGTCATTTCCATTGCCTGTTCAGTTGTAATGAGTCCAAGAGATAACAACTTCTCAATTACTTGAAGTTCAACCAATGGATCGTTCTTAAGGAATGTGTCAAATACTGCAAAGCGAACTTCATGTCCTGAAGTTGAAATATCATCCATTGAAAGGCGTGTCTGAATGGCTTGAATGTATGGCTCAATGGATAGCGCATAGAACTGCTTGCGCTCATCCTGCACGTTGGCATAAGTCATGGTTGTGTTCTGGTCTGCTGATAGGTAATACGCAGGGACATTCATTGCCCGAGCAATTTCAGTAGATAAATTCTGAATTGCCTCGTTATACATCATGTCTTTTGGTGAGAATTGTGTGGACTGGAATTCCAGAGTGCTTGTGAGATATGCCGTCGAGTTATTCTGACGACTGCGCTTCCAAGCAGCTAGTAATCCTGAGACTTCATTTGGTGGGAGATCGGCTCCTGTATTCTTGAGAATGCCAGATGACATTGGAGTAGCTGAAGCAACAGCGGCGGCTTTGTTAATGTCAATCGCTGACTGGATCGTGCGACCAGCGCGTTCCAACACGCCTTCATCGAATCCTTGAATAGTAACAATGTCATTCATCGAGATTGGTGCAGCATCAACGTAATATTGAGTAACCATGATGCCTTCAAGGTCTGTTGTGAATGTTACTCGTGAGTTAGCAATCCACTCGAACTGAGATGGGCGACCATCCTCAGCATAACGTTCAGTTACTCGAAGGTAACTTACGCCGTAGAACAACAATGAATCCACGATCCAAGTTAAAGTTACAAATGATGGCTGTGACTTGGATAGTTGGTTAATCCACTTAGGCGCAGCAATTACTTCGCCAGTCTTTTTGTTGTAATACTCGAGTGGGATCGAAGCAACTGTGCCACAGATGAGGTTTCTAGCTCTAGCCACGCTACTGACCGACATGGCATCTTTGCGAGAGACACGAAGGGTTAAAGCGTTGTAAAGAGAGGGCAAGTTTTCGCCCATAACCTGGGGCGCATATTGCGCCTCTAAGATTTGCGGTTGCTTACGCGAAAAGATGCCCATAGACCGCTAATTATACACTACATATAGTGTCATTCTGTGTATATAGCCGCCACCTGTTGTGGTTTCGATAATAAGTGAACAACCATTGCGGTTGCAATAGCACCAGATACATCTCCTGCCGATTTGCGTTTTACAATGCGCCATGCCGAATCGTTGGTTTTAGCTGCGCAGTTATTCATCTGCTGAATCCAGTTTTCCTGACCCGCATGAACAAGTCTCTTTGCATTAAGGGCATCGTTGAGTTCTCCACACGCTTGATAAAACGCTGCTCCAGATACGTCTTGGCATATCTGCCCTGAATGGGTCAATTTATCGGCAATGCTCTGAGCTGTGTATTTGTCGTAGCAGATTTGGCGTGGTCGGTACTGGTCTGCCCAAGCCTTTATATCTACAGCAATTTTAAGATCATCTACCGAAACCTGTGACTCCCATGTCTGGAGTATGCCAATTCCAATCCGACCATCTGGCAATATTTGTCCAGCAACAAGAGACGCATTCCTGCGAGACGGACTGACATCGAATGCAAAAACAGTATAGCCGCCCACAGGAATCGTGAGTGTTGAGTCGCTCGTTTCTTCAAGAATCCCATGAGCCCAAGGACTCTGTAGAGAGTCAATCCATTGGCAGAGAGTTTCAGTTCTAGTATTTTCAATCGGGCTTGTGGCAATCGCTTCCTCAATAGTTTCCTCTGTAATCGTATATCCGAGTGCTGGGTTCGCTTGCGCCCATGCGCTGCGATCCGTAATTTTACAATATTGGGGTGCTGAATATTCGTAAAACCCAAAAGATTTAGGCGGGTTCTCCAATGCGCGTTCACGCATTCCGTTGAGAACTACCGAGAAAGCGTCTCCTGCATTTGATGTAAGCAACGTTTGAGCATTTGAGCGCGCTCTAGTCGTTGGGATAGCTGCTCGAAACCCTTCCTCGCTGATTTCTCTGAGCTCGTCAATAAAGAGAAAGTCCGCAGTTCGTCCGCGAGATCCGTCTCGAGTAGCCGCAACAACGTCCAACCTTCGTCCATCCAGCATTTCAATAGATTCTGTGCCGTTGGCGTACCTGATTTGTTTGACGAATCCTTTGAGGTGGTCATTGCTCTCCAATGCTTGTGCAACTTGTCTGAAAGTGTCTAAAGCCATGCTTCTATTCGATGACATAATCAAAACGTTACGACTATCCCATTTGAGAAGGTGGGCAAGTATAAGCATTCGCGCTAAGTGCGTTTTGCCGTTCTGTCTAGCGATAAGTAGCAGGTTCGTCTTGCGAATCCACATGTCTTTTTTATCAACTGTGAGCATATCCTTGAGAACGTACTCCTGCCATGGCAATAGCGGCATTCCGATAATTTCGCACAGCTGCTTTACATCATCGAGTTTGGATTTACCCTTGAGAGGTATCGCAGAAAGCCTTGGTTTGGTTGCCCCTCGCAGCGCTTTGGATCGTTTGGGTGGCATCGGGTTAATTCTGGACTGGTTTGGCTGTGAATGGACTGTCTTGGTGAATTACCGACTGCATCGGAGAGGGAAAGCCAGA